AGTATTCACTGCTCCGCAAGACTTGTTAACTCAAGAGTAGATCATTAACGCTTTGTCAAGATCTTTCTCTGCAGCCAACAAGTCCTTTATCTTATAGACTTCATCATAAACAGACACTAAAGGTATACCACAAGCTTTCGCTAACATTACCCTTGTTGTGCTAGCTCTGGTCTTATGAGTACCTTTCTGTACTGCATTTAGATAGTCTATCGTGTTTGCGTTCCTCTCTAACACCTTCACTCTGAACCGGATGTTTGACCGGTTGAGTTCTAATGTCTTGAGTACCGACTTATATATCTGGTAAAAGTGTGTCCCTGAAAACAAAGACCGGGATAACCCTAGGGCATATTCATATGCACCTGGGTAGTTTTCCCCATCCGTTAAATCGTCTTCATCAACGTTACCAAATAGCTGGTCAAGTCCCGCTTGGTTCAATTGTGTAGTGGCCCGCACTTCCTCGTCATCTATTTCTTTATCTGTCTTGACCTGTTCTAGCTTAAAATCATATAAAAAATTCTCTTCTCCTACATCATTAGATAAGCCACCACACAATACATTAGTATTCAAATATTTGTCGTACAGGTCTTCTTCTACGTGCCACTTCCCACATATGTATTTTATCGTTTCTCTATGGATGGCCTGTAAGTTCTCAGTACAACCATGTCTCTCCTCTATTTCGCGCCAGCGCTCAGTCGTAGCTTTTAGTAAATCTAGCACATTATTAGGTAATGCAGCCTCTGTTGGGCCATGCACATAAGTGGAAATGGACCGTGCTAAGTATTGTCCAGCTCCAGGCCGAGAATGGTCTATCCTCAAAAATTCTGCCGTAGCGCCCAGAAAACATTTTTGCGGTTGAAACCTTACTTTATGCTTGTGAGCACGTAACATCAATTTCTGTACATCAGAAAACCTTGTGACGGCAGCCAGTACATCATCACCATTGTGAGTAGACACTTTAATTGGTGTATCTAATAGCTGTATATACACATAGTTTAATACTGTATTAATGAATGTAGTCAGTCTCCAGCCTGACAATAATGTACCACTTGTCTTGTACCACCTCTGTTTGTCATCACGGATTTTAACGTCATCAAGACTATCAATCGCCCATACCAAAGCAGCCTGCTGCTCCTGTGACAAGCTTTTCTCAAAAACTAGGATGTATGCCTCAAGCACTGATTTCATTGCTTCTGTACTATGTTGTGAATTGAAGTCTTCGTAGTCAAAACAAAATGGTACACCGTTACGTAAAACCTCCTTCACCGTACAACGAACATTCTCTTCCGTTGCTGTATCACCTATAGGGAATATGTTACTCAATGTCCTCTCACAATCCCCCATGGCGAAACCTGTTAGTATGAAGTTGGTAGCATCCACTCCATATATAGCACGCATCTTTGTCCATTCGTATTTGGTGGACGCCCA